ACTTTTCTGTTTTTCTCTGAGGATAATTTTTTCTCTTTTTACGCTTTTCGTTTCTTACGTTGGAACAGTGATTGCAAAACTGTCTCCGGCTGTAAGCATCGGGAATTATATTTCCGCACATCTCACACGGTTTTGCTTTTTCTTGTTTTGGCATAATAAACCTCGATTGGTATTTGTATTGCGTAAGTATTTTACGCTCATCGAACCACCACCAAAATATAAAATATCCACGCCAATAGGCACGTCTCGCCAATGATCACATAAGCCTGGCATACGATAACTTCTCTTTGCCGGATAAGCATTTCATACATAATCAACGGCGCATCTTCGAGGATAAACCGTTCCCGCTCCGGCTTTATCGGCTCCGGCGTGATAATTAAGTGCATAAAGTAAAGCCACGCACTAAAGAAGATTAATATTTGGGTTAAGATAATCAATTCAGCCTCTTTGTTTTGATTTGGCGTGTCATAGTTTCATCTTCCCCAACACGGGACAAAAAATAGCCATTGAGCTTTTAATTTCCTCTGTCCTCTACACTTCCCCTCAACGTATAAACTGGGACAAAGCGTGCATTTATCGGGCATGTCGTGCCAACGCTTATTCCCCAATATCTGCCGCCAGTGAATTTCATTATTTTGAATAAACGGCGCCACAAACCCATTTACCCGGCACTCGCGCATTATTGCCGCCCACTTTTCCAAAAGCGGGTTTGGTATCTTGCGCCTAAAAGTATTCCAGTCCGATCCCGTTTTTTGATGATCTGATAAATAACCGATCATGGCTTCCATATCCGCGTAATCCAGATGATCCGCCATTATCTCTTTGGGCGTTCTATCCGGTCTTACCAGCGGCGGCCTTGTTCTTAGCATCAAGCCACTTTCTTGCTCTGGCATCTGCGGCCTCGGCGATGTCGGGCGGAAGTTCTCGTTCTTGATTTCGCTTATAACCTCGCTGATATGATCCATTTCCGTTACTCCCTTCGACTAAAAAACCCCGCTTAAACCAGTTAAGCAAGGTCTTATAGTGGTCTTTGTATTTTCCTGATTTTACCGTGATAGAATAATCCAGTTTTTCAATGCCAACGTCCAAGCTCTTCTGGCCTAATACCTCTTGGAGTTTTGTATATTCATCAGCCGTTAAGAAAACCGAATCTAAAAATTTATTTTTTGGGGGGAGAGCATTTCTTTCTCTTATCTTCTCTTCTCTTCTCTTATCTTCTCTTCTCTTAGGGCGGACTATTTCCGGCGTTACTCCGGAGTTACTCTGGAGTTTATCTGGAGTATATAAAGGAATGTCTGGCCTTCCCTCTTTATCTTTGTTAATTTTTGGCTGTTTTTCGTGAAAATCCGGGTAGTTAAGGTATAACTCGTTATTTACCTGATAACGGATGATAAGGCCACTTGCCTCTAGTTCGTCTAGTGCCGCGGCAATGTTATCCACAGAATGCCCCAATCTGGTAAAAACAAGGTTGTTGACCATAACCGGATCAGCATAGAAGTTCCCGTTTACGTCCAGATGCGACAACATCCAGGTATATAACAGCCGCACCGTGTCACTGGATAATGAAGCCAGTTTTTGACTCTTTGAGATTCTATTTTGCAACATCCTTCCTCGTGCCATAAACCACCCCTTATTGATTACTCCCCGGCCTCAAACCGAGTTGTTGAATTACATCCATTGCGCTGCGAGCCACAAAGCCGATCCCGCCGTTGTCATTTACGAGCTTTAAAAAGTTTTCCTGCGCGGGCGATAATTTGCCCTTTTCTGATTTTATTTCGATCGCGATAAATTTGCCCTTGTAGCATCCGAGTATGTCCGCAATCCCAGGCGTTCCCATCGGGCCGCCCCAGTGCTTAAAGTGGAATACGCCGTAAAGCTTCAGCACATATCTGATCTCTTGCGTAATGCGTTGTTCCGGCGTTAGTTTTTTATGGCTTCCGTAGTTCATGTATTACTCATCCCATCCCCACGGATCGTTAATCAGCTTATCAATCGCCGCGTCATGCGCTTTTTTACTGGCACACGCGCCGTTAACATGGCGCAAAATACAATGTGTATGCTTCTCAACGGAGGACGCCACGCAGAATGAACATAGCTCTTTGTGATTTTCTTCCGGTGCAAGGCCACATTTTTTATCGAGGGTGCAATAGTTTTCCATAATAAAACTCTGTAATTTTATTTTGACGCTACTTTTTCGTCAGAATATAATGTTTCCCAAAAGTCAGGATTATCGCCCATCTCCGCCGCGAGAAAACGCCGGAGGGCTTTATTGATAACCTGTGATTTTTGGAGATCGTGTTTTATGCAGAATTTATCGAGCTGGTCTAAAAGCGTTATTTGCATACTGAATGATGCTGTTTCGGTCTGCGCGGCTTTCATAAAATACCTCTTGACCCTAATAGGAGTTATGTTAAACAGGGCGAGGGCAAGAAAGGGTGGTTTGATGCGGCGGCCTATATGGTCGTCAGTGTCCTACCCCCGCCCCTTGTTCTTTTCAGGAAACAGCAATGCTTCGGCGGAAACTTCGCCGCGTGTTTCTTTCTCAATACGCACAGCTAATGCACGGCTAGGGAAGGAAACTCCGCTTTCGATTTCGTATACATGTTGACGCGAAATCCCTAGACTTTTAGCTAGTTGTGAAACTGATATGCTGTTTTGGATCCGATATTTCTTTAAAAGCATGACGTATCTTACTAAAAATAAGAATTGCTGTCAACTAAAATCTTATTAAAAAATAAGTTGACACGCAGACAGGGGACGCGATATGAAAGTAAAAACAACAAAAGAGCTACCGAATCTGCTTTTTTCGCAAATTACGCGGTATCAACCAAGTTGAACTGGCTAAAACACTTGGCTATCATAGCTCAGGAACTATTTCGCTTATTGAAAGGGGAAAAGTAGGGATGAACAAAGCTAAAGTAGCACTCGCGGCGGAAGCACTTTCTATTCACCCTTTGGTCTTAACCACTGAAGAAAACCTAACGGGCGAACAGCTTATTTTACTAAATAAATTTATTGCAATTTTAAAACATCCATCTAATCCAGAGCTTTCCCTTATCAAAGACCTGATAGAAAAATCAATAAAATAAAGCACTTCTAATACATTCAAATAATTCTTATAATCAGTAAGATATTTCTTGACATTCAATCTTATTAATAGTAAGATATTCTCCAACGAGGCAGAAATGAATCAAGCAGAAAAACAGAATGCAAGAGATTTCGCGGAAGCGGTTATATCCGCGAGCGTAAAACTGGGAGCAATTTTTTATTTATTGAATGCCGAAAACCCTCAAGCCAACATGCCGGGCGGTCAATACGAAGACCATAACGCGAATACGCACCCTGAAGGCATAGGCGGAACGAAGAACCCGGATTTATCCGGCGATCTTGCACAGCAGACATTGTGCAAGAGGTAGGCACAACAGACCGAGATGCAGGTCGAACGGAGCTGAATAGCAATTTTAACACGGAAGGAGAAACGGCGGGTAGTTTATTTGAATAACCAGTCTGGCCGGACTGAAGCGGGTGAGAGAGGCGAGAGATACGCCAGAGTTCTCAAGGACACCGCCCCGCCAACACTAAAAACATGAATCACGATCTATCATATTTACGAACCGAATACGCAAGAAACAAAGACATTGAGTGCTATCGGATCGAAGAAAAAGAAGCGGAAGAAAAGCGCAAGCAGGAAGAAGCGGAAAGCAAATGCAAGGAGAGCTGAATTTTACATTGCCGCGTCCTAGCGATCTGTTCAAACCGGGAACACAGGATTACCGGCTGTATGAGCGGCTGCTTGCCGGAACGATAACCAACGCGCAGATAATTGATGAGCTACGGATATTCAGCTACACGCGGCGGCTATCGGACTTAAGAGAAAAAGGCATTAACGTAAAAGCCACAAGAGTCAAAGAGAGTTTATTCAGATACGAGATTGAAAGGAATTAATTATGACCAACGAATTAGCGACCAAAGAAAACGAAGTCATTATCCCGCCAATTACTGAGGACACCTTAATTGGCCTGGCAGACCAGGCGGAAAAAAGAGTTGACGCGCTTAATAAAATTAAGCGTGCCGCGCTAAAATCCACTAACCCGCGTGACTGGACAGATCAGAACGGCAACCCGTATCTGCAAGTTTCCGGTGCAGAAAAAGTCGGGCGTGTTTTTGGCATTTCATGGCGCATTGACGAGCCTGTTTTTGAGAAAGAGGAGAGCGGACATTTCACATATACCTACAAGGGATATTTTTCTCTTGCGGGAGCAGAGATTGAAGCTATTGGAACACGCTCAAGCAAGGACGGTTTTTTCAAACGATATGACAAGGAGCGCAAAGAATTACCAGCGTCCGAGATTGACAAGGGCGATGTGAAAAAAGCTGCTTATACAAATCTACTCGGTAACGGCATCACCCGTATTCTCGGTCTGCGGAATCTGACATGGGAAGACTTACAAGAGTTTGCCGGAATATCCAAAGATCAGGTTGGCAGAGTGGACTACAAGAAAAACGGCAAGGCTCAATCAGAGATCAAATCGGAAAGCGCGGAAACCGTCACTGTCGGCATTAGTGATATTCGTATGAAGTCGGGAGAAAAGAACGGGAAAAAATGGACGCAATACACGATTAAGAACGGCAACGCTGAATATACAACATTCAGCAAGACATTTGCGGAAACAGCGAAAGAAGCGATGAACGCGGGCTTACAGTGCGAGATTACTTTCACGCAAAATCAATACGGAAAAAACCTAGAGGCGATAAAAGTTGTTGAACCCTTTGAAAGAACGCCCGGACAGGAAGGATAAAATTATGATTATCGAAAAAATCCTTGAGGCCAAAGAAAAGAAAATAAAACAATATCCTGTAAACTCTAACAGGGCGTCCGAGCTAGGCGTCCCATGCGTCCGTTATCATGTTTTTAATCGGACAAAATGGCAGGAAAAAGCCATGCACAATGTTGGACTACAAATTACATTTGACATGGGTAATGAGATTGAGCGCATTACCTTGAAAGATTTGGCCGAAGCCGAAATTGATGTTTATGAACAGCAACGCTCTTTTGATTGGAAGGAATATCAGATTACCGGACATCTTGACGGTATGGTGTCCGTGGATGGCAAGCTATATCCATTGGAAATAAAATCATGTTCGCCGTTTGTATTTAAAGCAATTAACTCAATCAATGATCTGAAGAACGGCAAATATCCTTATCTTCGCAAATATCCCACACAGTTAAATTTATATATGCTGATGAAAGGCATTGAACGTGCCGTATTTATTTTCAAAGATAAATCAAGCGGTGCGTATAAAGAAATCTGGATGGATTTGGATTATGAACTTGGCGAAGAAACCCTTAAACGCGCCGAGGAAATTAACAAACACATTGCCGCCGGAACTATACCGCAAGGTGTCAGCAGTGATTTTTGGTGTGAGGGTTGCGCATTCGCCCATCTGTGTTTACCGGAAAAAATCGGGCAGGAAGTCGAGATTGACACCGGCGAACTGGCGACACTGCTAGACAGGATGGAAGAACTGAAACCAGCCGTCGATGAATATAACGAACTGGACAATCAGGTCAAGGCGTTGACCGAGGGCAAGGATAAGATACTGGCGGGCGATTATTTCATCACTGGCAAATGGCATGAGCGCAAGTCTTATGACGTTCCGGCAGAGATCAAGGCGCAATACGAGAAGATCACAAAATACTGGCGGCGTAAGATACAGAAGGTCGGAGAGCAGAAGGAAGCGGCGTAATTAAGCGTGTAAACGCTAGTTTAAGGCGAGATAATGAAATGTGAGCAGTGCCATAAGCCAATCGAGAACCCGAAGCGGAAACAGCGATTTTGCAACAATACCTGTCGGTCGGCATGGCACAACAAA